CACCGTTAATCGCTGCCATAGTCCTAGGCCCGATAATTCCGTCAGCCACCACCCCGATAGCCTGTTGTAGCGTCTTAACGCTTCGCCCTGTTCCTGCATTAACGGCAAAATCAAATACCACATAATCTAGCCCTTTCGGTAAGACTTCACAATAGGCAGCGTTCCAATACTTTTGTTTATACAGTTTACCGACCTTTTCAGGGGTCAAGGCACGCATATCAGCTTCGGACACAGGGTGACCTACAAATTCTTCCCAAACACGCTGGGTAACGCCTAGGTTGGTGAATCCGCCTCTGTCCAAAGGGTCATTACTCACGCCCCCTTCATGTTTCAAAATTCTTTGCAAACAAACATCAAATCTATCGTTGCTCATTGTATAATCACCATAAAGACATAAAGGAGTTAAATGATGGAAATTTGGAAGCCAGTTGTAGGTTTTGAAGGTCGTTATAAAGTTTCATCGCTTGGCAGGGTTAAAGCATTATCAAGAACAATACATTACAAAGATGGCAGAATTGGCAAACTTAACGAACGATTAATTCGTGGCTCAATTATGAGTAATGGATACATAGCTGTAAGTTTTGATTCAAAAGTTAGAAAAACAATACATCAAGTTGTGGCAGAAGCGTTTTTAGGTACTACTGAATACAAAATGACAGTCAATCATAAAGATGGCAACAAATTAAATAATAAACTAGAAAACCTTGAATGGAATACTTACAAGCAAAATAACGACCACGCTAGAACAACTGGCTTAAACAAACAACATGGCGTTAATTGCAATCTTGCCAAACATAGTGACCAATTTATTGATGCAGTTAGAAATGTTTATGCAAAATACAACCCATCATACGCAGAACTTGGCAAGATGTTTGGCCTTACTGGTTGCCATGCTCGACAAATAGTTTTGTACGAAACTCGCAAAAAACCTACTTTTTCAGGTTTGCCATGATACGGCTACCAAACAAGAATCCAAAAGCTATGTTGGCGGCTTCTAAACCGATGCGTTGAACAAACGGGTCAACAGGTAAGAATAGAGTAGATAATCCTACAATAATGACTACCAAAGCCCCTATATAACGACTAGAAGCTCTTAAGTCTATAACCCATTGGCTAGGTTGTCCGTATGGGTTGTCAAGCTTTGTAAGGGCTTCTAAACGAGCAATTTCGCTGTTATCAAGCTGAATCTGCTCTGCAATGGTGGTTGGGCGAACTCCACCGTTAAAACGCCCTATGAGTTGTTTAATGCCTTCTACGCCTACGGGTACTAAAGCACCAATAATAGTTTCTAAAATCATTTCTTGAACACCAAGTCAGCCATCCAAGTGACAAAGCCACCAAAGACGGATGCTGCGCCCATAATCGCCCAAAGACTTCCTTTAGAACGCTCTGCCATGGCGACTAGCTTTTTAATGTCGGCTTCCATGGTATCGACCTTCTTTTCCATGGTTTCAAATTGGGCCACTAACTTACCGTATTTGTAAGGGTCGAGAAAGTCGTCAGCCATATCATGCTTTCTTGCGTACCGTTTTTACTGGCGACTTTTTTGCAACGGTTTTCCGTTTAGTCGCAACTTTTTTGCAGTCATCTAAGTTAAGTTTGTAGCTACCAAACATAGTAACTATATCCACCTTTTTGGTGTAGCCCATCTTGTCAAATAACCAGTCGATGATAAACATTAGAAAGTACCCCCATTAATGTCGTAAGTACCTGCTTGTAGGAAATTGTAAGTGGCTGCGTCTTGTAAGCCTACAGGGTCAGAAACAGAAGTAATGCGGTTATTAGCCATATTTAAGTTACCTGTAGCTGGGGTTTGACCATCAGCCGCCAAAGAACCAGTTAAAGCTGACGCTATATCGTTCATGGTGTTATTAGCCCATGTGGTCGATATAGTTGTGCCTGATACTACGGGATTACCCGCAGGTAGGTTATATACTCCTGACCCGTTTCTACTCATTTATTGCTCCTCGTTTGCGCCTGTTTTAATAGCACCTTGTAGCATTAACATTCTAGCCAAGTTGCGTACATCAGGTGATAGGTTTTGCATTTGTTGATTGGTTAATCTGCTTTGCACAGGTTTAGAAAGTGCGGCAGCCCTTAATGTTGGGCGAGCAAGCAAAGCTGCCAATGTTGCGGGAGTTTCTGCACCCGAACCTGACAAATATGCGCCACCGCCAGTAATAACCGCACCCCCAACATCTAAGGGACTAATCTGTGGCAAGCTACCCATTCTTTCGGTCGTTTGAGCGGCAGTTGGGAAAGCTTGTGCAAAACGCCCAGCTTCTTTTAATTCACCTGACAATGGCTTGCCTTTGGTCAACTGAGCGGCTAATTTTTTAGCGTCAATCGTACCTGTGGCTGGGTTTAATGCGTTTTCTACAGAATAAGTCTTGGCAATCGTTTGCCGTGCATCTCTAAACTTTTGCAACAAATCGGTTTGCTTAGTGTTGGCAAGGTAATTTTCAATGGTATTTTCAAGCACTTGGCTTGCTTCTTTGTTGGCTTTACCTAACGCTTTATCCCCAGCACGATAAGCCATATCTGCGTCATTACGCAATACATTGATTTTAGAAACGGCAGATTGAACATCAAATGTTTTTTGCTTTAGCTCATCAATTACACGAACGATTGGGTTTGCTTGTGCAGTTGGAAAGTCTTTTGCTGACTGAACCGCATCTTTGTAAGGTTTAATTTCATTTAATGCTTCAATAAATTTAGGGCTAGTTTTAATTGTGCCAGTAGCACCTAATGTTTCATAAGCATTGCCAGCCTGTGTTCTAATATTGGTCAATATTTCAGGAGTAATAACGGTATCTTCAGGCAAACCTAAAGACCTTGCCGCCATTTGATTTGTGACTTGCTGATTTTTAAAACTAGCGTTTTGTGCTGTAGTAAGCTTGCCAGCCGTGCCTTCCAAAATACGATTAATCAAAGAAGGTTTAACTTGTGTTGGCGGGATTACATAACCAGCTTCTTGCGCTTGTTGTGCGGCTTGCATAGTGCCTTGACCAGCAGGTGTGCCACGCAATAGGTTTCCTACATAACGAATACCTTTTTCGATGGTTGGTGTAGCACCACCAAATACTGTGCCATAAACACCAGCTTGTTCACGATTTTGTTGGTCAGGGGTTAACCCATAACCTAAAGTACCACCAATGGCGGCTTGTTGCCCTGTGGCCCGTGCAAAGCTAGGTAATTGACCTATTGTTCGTGCAACCTGTGGCACATTACCAATAGCAGTTGCCGTTTTTTGTGCAGCAGTAAATGGCACTAGATACGAACCAACTTGACCTACTGTTGTTGACACAGGGGCTACGCTTTTAGCACCTTCAGTCATGGCTTCGCCTACTTCAACCATGCGAGTACCAGCGTCAGGAAATGCTAATTGGGTTAAAGCACCAGCACCTTTAATTAATTCACCCGTGCCACCAACCAACATTGGGCCAACCACACCGCTACGCCCACCTGTTTGTGGGTTGCGTAAACTGTTTAAAAAACGGTCATAGGCTGTTTCTTGTTGCAAAACAGCACCTTGCGGTAAAGGTGGCATTTCGTCAACTAAGACTGCACCTTTAGGAAGTGGCGGTAATGTATCGCTCATTGAACGGCCTTTCCAGTTCTTTCATAAACCCATTTACCATCACGAACAACAATCGGCTCGCTACCCAACATAGCTCTAGCAACACGACCAGTCGTTTTAGGTTGACCTGCTTTTGGTTGGTTGCTGTCTAGTTCTCTTGGTTTAATTTCAACAAATTCACGCAAATTTTGTGGTACTGCTTTTTGTGCAGAGTTGTAATTTGTTTTAATTTTTTCAGCAGTAAACATTCTTTGGTTGTTGTAAAGCTTGTTAAGTGTATTTCTGTCTTTTAAAAATGCGTCAAATGCGGTTGGGTCAGAAATCACTTGCTCAAGAATATCTAAATCAGGGCCGTTAAGAACGCCTAAACCAAACGCTTCCTTACCAGTTAATTGAGCGGTTCTGACAGCAGCTTTAAATTCTGCACGAACATTTGGGTCTAATAATTGTGGGCCTTGATATTTGTTAAACAAATCTTGAATTTTATTTAATGATTTTTGGTAACCAATAGCACCATTAACCTCATCTAATGGTTTTCCAGTCAAAGGTTTTGCTTGGTCTGATTGCCAATCTCTAAGTTGTTTGCCACTCAACCCTGCTGGCGGTGGCGGAGCTTTAAATGGGTCAGGTTGTTGTGTAGATGCAACAGTTGGTGCTGTTCCGCCAACAGTAGGCACTCCCATAGATGCAGCTTGAGGTTGAACTGTAGGTTGACCTGTAGGTGTAATTGTAGGTTGGCCTGTAGGTTGAACACCTAGATATTGTTGTGGGATAGGAATTCCCTCATCTCTAAATCTAATTATGTCAGATGGGCTTAATGCTGTTTTGCTAACACCTAAAAACTGTAATGTATCTCTTGGGTTGGCAGAATTGGCATCATAGCGATAAATTTCAGTATCACCAGTTTGTTTATTAACTTGAGTCAATTCTTTCCATTGTGGGCCTTCTAATAACTTTTTAGAAGCCATTTGTTGCAAAACAGGATTAGATGCTGTTGAACCATATAAATTAGCCGCTAATGGGTTTGGCGCAACAGCAGCTTGGGCTGGTTGATATGCAACTGGCATTGGTATGTTTCTGTTGTCTTGACCAACTCCTTCGCCAAAAGGCCCAGCCATTTCAGTATATCTTTCGGGTGTAGCTTCTTGACCACGCTGTAATTTTAAGTAATTTTGCATTTCATCAGCATATTGCTGACGCAACTGTTTAGCTAACTTTGTAGTTTCTGTATCTGCGGATTTAGATAAATAAGCACCAACAATCGGATTAAGTGCGGCATTGAGTTGTTGAGTCCAAGATGGGGCTACAAATTGCCCGCTAACCATTTGTCCTTGTGGTTGTGCAGATTGTTGCATTAGCATACGAGCGTATTGACGCTGACGCTCTAACCCCATAATTTCAGGGGCGACAGGGTTTAAAAATTGTGAATATAAATCAGTTGTTGCCATATTAACCGCCACTCATGGAGTTAAGAAAATCTAAGTAAGCACTACGATTCATGTTTGGATTTAACCCAACATTAAATTGTCTTTGATTTGAATTTAACCCAAAATTAGAACCAGCTTTGTTTAAAAAATATTCAATTCTTGGCTTTAAACCTTGTTGCATTGGCATATTTTGTGGCATACGACCACGCAACGCTTGAGCCATAGCCATAGGATTTAATGATTGCATAGGCGCATTCATTTGCGGTACTGGCGCAACCATCGTCATTAAGTCTTGATAACTATTCATGGTATTAACCCGTAATTAACAACCTTGTAACCATCATTTAATGTAGATACAGCGTATGGATAAACTTGTTCAACTTCATCAGCCATAACACCAACATGAACTCCATGACCAGCATTGCTACGGTCTTTAAATTCATCTTTATATTCAAAACTATACAAAGTAAGCCCGTTATTCATTACGCCAATCGGCTTAATGTTTTCTTTGGTGCGTGGGTCAGAAAGAATTGCAGCAGCACCAAGCGTACCGCCAAGACCCATTAATCCAGCGTTCATATTAGATTGAGCCGCTTGTTGTGCGTTGTAGCCAGCCATTTGGTTAGCGTATTGAGCGTTAGTAGCAGCAAGGTAATCAGCACCAGCAGTAACCGCTTGTTGTGGGGTATTTACAAAACTTGGGCCTGTAACTTGTGCGCCACTACGAACCGCATTAAGAGTATTAAGTGGCTCATTACGCATATACGCCAACTCACCAAAGCCTTGTTGGCGGGCTTGATTAGCCAAATTAGCACCAGTAAGCTGATTAGCAAATTGTTGCTGTGCAATAGCATTATTGGCTTGTTGCTGTGCAACTTGGTTCTGATACATTTGCTGAATCTGTTGGTTATTGAAGCCCATGCCAGCCATACGGTTAGCAAAGTCTTGTTGCATAGCTTGATTAGTAAATCCAAGGTTTTGCAACTGGGCTTGATTTTGACCCAACATGGCTTGGTTTCCAAACTGACCAGCAGCCAATTCTTGACCAAATAAGTTTTGTTGAATCCCTTGTGCTTGTAATTGAGCTTGATTTAACAAGTCATTTTGTTGCATACCTAACTGGGCTTTGGCACGGTTATAGGCTTCTGAACCGATTGGAATGCCTTGACTAGCAAGTTTTTGGTCTAATTGCTCTTGTTGCACTTGCATCTGTGGGGCTAGGCGTTGCATCAATAGATTGCTTGCCCTATCCCAGCCAGCCATGCCAACATTCTGACCTAACGATGTTTGTAGATTTGGCGATTGACCAGCCCGTAATTGAGCTTCTGCTTGCCCCATTTGGCCCAACTGTGGCCCACCAGCAATTTGTTGCATTTGAGCTTGTTGCAGATTACTTTGTAAAGAAGGTAAACCACCCGTGCTAAACGGGTTAGCCATCATGTTTTGTACATAATTTAAGCCAGTTTGCGATAACTGACCCAATCCTTTTGAGGTGGCTATGTCATAGTTGTATAGTTCTTGTTGGTCAGGGCTAAGGCTTTGCGTAGCCGTGTACATTGGGTTACCAAACTGGTCTGTACCAGTCTTGGAATAACTTAAACTACCGTAGGGAGTTTCTTGCCCAATAAGACTGCCAGCTAAAGCGGCACGAGCAGATTCTAAATTGCCTTGCGCTGTAGCTTGTGCGGCCTGCGTATAGTTGGGCGCAGGCGGGGGGCTTGCAGGCTTCCCGAATAATGCGTTAGTTACTGGACTTAATATACCGCCACCGCCACCCATAGTTATGCTCCTTTTAAAGAGGTTTTAAGATTTAACCATTTACAATCTTCTTTCCTCATTGCTAATATCACCAAATCCCCATCAATATGGGCATCTTCGATATACGCTTTATCTACAAAACCAAGGTGTCGGTCTAGTCGCAAAGCTTCCTCGTTATTCGAGGAAACTAACGCTAGTATAACCTTTAGTTTCAAGATGTTAAAGGGGTAATCAAAGCTCGCCCACAAAAACTCCTTATTTGCCCAATGTGGCACTAAAGCCCCAATGTGCATACAACACGAATTATCGGTTATATTGTCATAACCCACCACAGCCTGTACTTGTCCGTCAATTTCCTGACCTATGAAACGAGAGTAGTCGCTAAATTGCATCCCAACCACCTTTGAAAGCCACCCCCGTAAATATTCTTGGTTTTCAGTAGTTAGTTTTCGCACCTACAATACTCCCCCTCGCTCCATTACATAATCGGTACTAGCCCAATGAAAGTCCACACCTTGCGATGCAACAGAAATGTTGACAGAGCCAGCGTAACCAATTCCATTGACCCCTTGCCAAACTTTAGATGTTTGTAGCCCAGCACCCCAAACTGAGTTATCCCAAGTGCTTGTATTCCAAATGCCCACTTGGGCTAAATTAGGGTTAAAGCTAATCTGATTTGACAGATTTACGGTGTCAAAATCAGTAGAAATACCACAAAGCACATTCGGCACGGTATTGTCCGTCTGTAAGATAGGGCGAACCATCGTAAAGCGTTTTAACTGCCCACGGCTGTCAAAGTAAGAATAAGCTTGCTGGGCGTTAGCAATAATGTTGCTACCAGCGTCAGAGAATCCGTCATAAAACTTGCCGACAAAGCCGTTTGAGCCAAAGAACATTCCATCTACGCCTGATACTTCCCAGCAGTATGCTTGAATATCGGTAAATCTGCCCCACGATTTTGTAATGTTGTGCATGACAAACTGCTCAATACCCTCAGTTACAGGAATATTGAGAATTAGCATATTGTATGGGGCAAAATAATTAATTTGCCAGCCAAATTGACCTGAATATAAGTCAGCAGCTTGGCTAACCGCAAAGAATATCTTGTCGGTCAAGTTAACACGGGGGTCTAGTCGGCTTGATTGTAGGGCGGCTGACATTGGCACTAAGCCGTCTTGCGTCAAAAGCAACAAATCACCCGAATATTTAAAGAAACACCGTCTAGCAAAGGTTTGACCCATTTGCCATACACCAACTAAAGCCCAAGCATTTGGGTCGGAAGGGTCAGTACCCTTGTAAACAATGACTTCACCCATTGAGGTGACAAAAGCACCGAGGTCGTCAACCCCGTAGCCAGCGTCTAAAGTCCAAGTTCCCATCGCTTGCAGATAGCCGCCTGAGCGGGCGATTGAACCAAGCGGAAATTGACTAGCAGTACCACTTAAAGCGTTAACAGGCAGATACCAAAAGTCTAAGCTGTTCTTTTCTACAAAATAAATGCGTTCTTGTAGGCTGTTTACATGAACAAATAGGTTGTTATTAATGCCAGCTATACCTAAAACGGTATAAACGGGCGTACCAGTAGCAGGGCTAGTAGTGGAATTAGCCATTTCATAGGTAAAAGTCGTACTACCTGTAACGGTAATCCTAAAAGTACCGTTGTAATCGGCTTCCGTAGCCCCTGAAATAACCACACGGTTGTCAGTTACTAATCCGTGGTTAGTTGTCGTGGTTACGGTGGCGGTTGTACCTGAACTGGTAATACCTGAAATAGTCGCTGCGGTGGCGGTGGTAGCCATTTTGTACCATGCCGTACCGTCATAAATCATAGTTGGGTCTTGCCCATTGACTGCAACTAAGAAGTTACCGCCAGCCGTAGAAAAACTAATGTGTTGCCAACGGTCATTACCAAACGAGCCGTTGTATGACAAAGTAGCAGGATTGGTTGAGCAATCGTAAAACTTGCCATCTACCGCAGCAAACAGCTTTTGAACCGTTGGACTGCTGTAATTCATTAAAGTTTCGATAGGGTCGGTTATACCAATGGTATATACACCTACAACAGAAGCGTTGCCAGAAGGCACAGAAGTCATTACATAAGTAAAAGTCGTTGAGCCTGTGACAGTAATCTGATAAATGCCGTTGTAATCACTAGGCGTACAACCTGTAATGGATATAAATTCACCTGTGGCTAAACCGTGAGCAGAAGCAGTTGTAGCGGTAGCCGTCACACCTGAATGGGTAATGGTATTAATCGTAACTACCCCCGTGCTAGTTGTAATTAGGCTATTACGGGTGTAGCCCCTACGCATTGTGACATCGGTAGGGGTAGGGTAAAAGTTAGTTAATTGAACCGCATCGAGTGGGTTCATTTCGGCAAGCGAATCCCTTGCGTTCCACCCACCAATAGGGGAAGCCAAAGAAGCCGTCATTGCCCTTCTTTGTTGAGCGACTGGCATAATTAAGTTCCGTAGCCCGTGTCTGGAATGTTAGCGTAACCAATAAGCACTTTGCTTGGATATGGGGCAAAACTGAGGTTTGCACTACCTTTGTCGTTAGCTTTGGCTACATTTAAATAACGGAAGTAATCTTGTTGCAATGATGTCGTATCAAACGACTTGATTTGGAAATATTTGAGTTTAGTACCCAATACCATCACCGTATCGTCTAATACAGTCGTATCGTCATCAGCCGTAAAGCTGTTTTTAACTGCGCCTGACGCACTTCTCGCCCAGCCTTTTGAGCGGTACTCAAAGCCTAAGTATTCTTTGGTATTGTAGGGCGGCCAAATTTGGAATTGCTGACCCAAAATACGCCATCTAATGCGTGGGCCTGTGGAAATATAACCCGATTTTAGCCATTGCCATTGCTGGGCATCTTCTGGGCCTAACATCTGCCAATGTTTAGTTTTGTCCCAATGGGTATTGTCCGTAATAGTTTCAAAGTCAGGTGGCAAATTGTATTTGGTCTGCGAAAAGGTAAAAGTCACATTGGTGTAAGTACCACTAGCTAATTGGCTCATTACGATGGTGGACTTATTTAAGCCTGCATCATAAGTAACGCTAGAAACATAAGTATCTTGATTAATACCTGTGCCTTGGATTGAATAATTGCTATTTAAGGCGGTAGCGTTACCTGTAACGATGATGTTATAACTATTGTCGCTAACCGTATCGCCTACAAAAGTGACCGCATCGGTGTAAAAACGATACTCCAACTCAAGGGCTTGCCAATCGTATTCCTTGACCAAATCGTAGCCTGTACGATTCATAAGGCTTAGAACCTGTTGCACATCTTGGCTAGTATTACCTGCAACATAAGTCGGTACGGCAAGATTTAACTCTTGGGTGACCTGTTGCACAAGTTGGAGCATCGTTGATGACATAGTTTAGGCTTCCTCTATGGTTTCCGCTTTCTTTTTGCGGGGTTTTTTCTCACCAACTGCCGCAAGTATAGCCGCCATTTGCTCTTGCATCAAAGCCAGCTTCGCATCAGTTTCAGCCTTAATTCTAGCATTTTCCTCGTCTTTTTTGGCAAGTTCTTGCTTTAACTGATTAATTTCTTCTGCTCGTTTTGATGCTTCTGCGGTTTCTTCAGCTAAATTTAAGAAAGTCCGTGCCTTATCCCTAAACGCATGGGGTGACATACCAGCTATCATCCCAATCCGTTGTAGTTGTAGGTCGGAAGCATTAGCAATAGATTCTACGGTCATAAACTTCACACCCCGTAGTTCTTGCGCTTGGGATTGGCTAATTAAAGGCCATTGTTCTACGGGCGTTCCAATGATTTCACTACTAGAATCTTGGGTTGCCATGTATTGAAGCCATTGGCGTGGAAAACGCTGTTTATGGCTTTCCTGTGCGTAGGTATCAATTTCGGTTAGATTATCCCCAGCGACCATAATGCGTACAAAGTCAAAGTCCTTGTAAATTGGTCTGCCTGCTTCGTTGGATTCATGCTCTAGTTTGACGGCTCGTTTATAAAACTTAACTGCCAAACGAGAATCTGCGTCTTGCACATCGCTTTCTATTGCCATTTTAAAACTCCCAAGTGGTTAGGATACTACGGTTAAAAAAATAAAAAGGAGCTACCCCATTACGAGATAGCCCCTTGTTTTTACTACAATTTTTGATTAAACGCTAGTTTTTCCAAACCAACCATAATCACCTGATACCATCGACTCTGCTGGTGCAATATAAGTGCCACCAGTAGCAGTTGCGGCAAAGGTTGAAGCATTAACAGTTACATCGGTTGCACCTGCTGCAATCGCACCGCCTGCTTTAGCAAATACATAACGCAAACCATCAGAACCAAAAGTTTGTGAGCCGAGTGGGCCAAAACTAGGGATTCCAATAACAGTCGTGCCGTTAGTGTATTCAAACGATTCAGGCGTGATTGTTTCTAATTCAACGCCTGCAATGGGGAGTACTGAGTAAGCCATGATTTTTCCTTTACAAATTAGGTGGTCAAAATACCCTGCAACTGAGCGTTGCTGGTGGTTAAGTTACCTGCCCAACCGTAGAGTTTAACGATTGCGTCTTGGTTGATAGCTTGACGCTCACCACCAATCGGCACGAAATTACGCTCTTTGTGTGGGCGGAAGAAGATGTAATTGGTGTTCAAGAGATACATATAGTTTGCGTTCTCTTGGTTACCAATACCACCACCGAGTACTACATCAGCAGATGTACCGCCACCGTAGAACTTGAGGGATGCGAAACCAGCAGCACC